TTTTAGTATGATTATAAATCTAACACAGCGAGATCACATATTGGCCAGGTTTGTAGCAGTGGGCAGACACGCTAGTGTCGGTTTTGATGAAACAATAAATAGCCAAAACTTTTTTAAAAATAAAGATCATGTTCATAGAGGTTACATAGGCGCTCTAGGAGAAATAGGATTTGAAAAATACAGCGGTTTAAAAATGGAATATTTTACCTATGGAGGTGATGATGGAACTGATTTTGACTATAGCATCCAGGTAAAATGCTCTGATAGTAAAAACAAGCCAAACCTAATGTTTCCTGTCACTCAGTATAAACGTAAACACGCTGAGTATTATATACTAACCTGGTACAGGGATAATGCCCTAGAAATAATAGGACATACTACCAGGGGATACATAGACAATAATCATAAACTAAAAGAATATGGCCATGGCGCTACAGTATTTGTGCCTAATAAAGAATTGGAGCCAATACAAACATTTAAAATTCTAAAAGATATGCCTAGAAAACAGCAATATAAACAGCCATTAGTAAACACCCAGGAGGATCACTATAAAGCATTTAAATGGTGCGATGAGAATGGAATCCGAATCTATCCTAAACCTAGAAATGGTAAGTTTATTCTGGTATATGTAGTTGATGGCCAGGCCCATACAACAAACAAACTGCATGATCCTAAAAACTATCAGCAAGCTATCTGGGATTTTTATCTATTTTTGTATAATAAACTCAAAAATGACTGAGATCCAAATTTATCCTTTGATGGGATTTTGTGTAGGTGTAGAGTATCTAAACTCATTTGAGGATCACACAATGAAAAGCATAGACATCTACATTTTTATTATTGGCATCTCATTTAGGTGGAATTAATATGGCATACGATAAAAAAGAACTAGAAAAGAAAGCTCTGGCAGCAATAGACAAACACAAACTAATGTTCATTGAGCATATTGTGGCGTTTTTACCTTGCTCTAAGACTACTTTTTATGCTTTAGAACTTAACGAATCGAACGCTATAAAAAAGGCAGTAGAGGAAATGAGAGTATCTAAAAAAACTAAAATGCTTAGTAATTGGATAAACTCGGAAACACCTAGCTTACAAATAGCGGCCATGAAAATGATAGCAGAGGAGCATGAGGCTCATAGGCTCAATGGAACTAAACAAGAGATAAAACAAACAGGGGGATTAAAATCTAGGGTTATCGAATGGGTTCCAGCGGAATACGATGACCAGGATGATGCGCCAGAAAATAAATAAACAATTCCGACAGCTTAGAAAATCAAAAGCCAGGCTAAGGGTTCACCAGGGTGGGACCAGATCTGGTAAAACCTATGCTATATGCCAGTACATTATTTGGTTAATTACAGAGTCTGAGGAGCCTCTAGTCATTTCAATAGTTAGAAAAACACTACCAGCACTCAAAGGATCAGTACAAAGGGATTTCCTAGAGATAGCAGAAAATGTGGGAATGTTTTTAGATGGCGCTGTACATAACAAGGTGGAGGGCCATTTCATGTATAATGGCCATTTAGTAGAGTTCCTATCTGTAGATGATAGCCAGAAAATCAGAGGTAGAAAGCGCAACATAGCTTTTTTAAACGAGGCCAATGAGCTGACTATGGAGGACTTTCGCCAAATTAATATGCGCTGTACTGACTACATTATCCTGGACTTTAACCCTAGTGATCCTGTGCATTGGATCTATGATGAGATCATTCCTAGAGATGACTGTGACACCTGGATAACAACCTATAAGGATAACAAGTTTCTATCTAAAGATTTAGTACATGAGATAGAGCGGATGCGAGAGCGTGATCCAGACTATTGGCGAGTCTTTGGTGAGGGCCAAAAGGCTGTATTCTCAGCACGCCAGATATTTAGTAACTGGACATTTAAGCCATTGGCGGATTTTCCAGAGTTTGATATTTACACTGAGGCATCAATAGGACTCGATTTTGGCTACACAAATGATCCCACCTCAGCCTGTTTAATTGCTCGTAAAGGCGATACTATTTACATCCATGAGCTAATCTATAAAACAGGCCTAACAAACAGCGACATAGTAGATGAGTTGAAACGCCTAGGGTATGATCAGACACTAATTTTCTATGATGCAGCAGAGCCTAAGTCTGGAGAGGAAATGAAACGCCTGGGAATGTATGTAAAGCCAGCTATAAAAGGCGCTGGATCTATTAATGCTGGTATATCACTGCTCAAAGAGTTTGACATAGTGGTGAGCCAGGAATCAAAAAATATAATCAAAGAGTATCACAATTACTACTGGGAGCAGTTAAAGGATGGGACTATCATAAACAAGCCTATGGATCGCTTTAATCACGCTATGGATGCTATCAGATATGGTGTTTATTCGCAATACAGTAAGCGTAATGATTTCTTTGTAATATAATTACTATTTTTGTATAATTAAAATTTTTGTATTGGATGGCTAGTTTCTTAGATAGATTCAAAAACCTTGTTTCTAAAAGCGCACAAAAAACTCACATAGATTTCAACAAAGCAATCTACAACTATTTGGGTGATACCTTAGTTTGGAATCCAGAGAATGATGATACCTACATAGACAAAGGCTATAGATACAACGCTACAATCTACTCAATTATAAATCTGATCACTAAATCAGCTACCAATATTCCATTTCAAGTTTACGAGGTACAGAAATCTAATGATCTAAAAAGATATAAAGCGCTAACCTCTGGAGAGTTTAATTCTAATACAGTACTCCAGGCTAAGATGCTACAGAAAAAAGCGCTGGTAGAACTTGAGGACACCGAGCTGCATGAGTTACTAGACCGCCCAAATCCAGCACAAAGCTACAACTCCTGGATCCAGGAAATCATTGCATTTGGTAAACTTACTGGAAACCGATACATCTATGGTATTGGCCCAGACACTGGTGCGCTAGCAGCTAAATATAGAGAGCTGTATGTTTTACCCTCACAAAAGGTAGAAATTAATTCTGGCGGCATTATGGAGCCAGTTAAAGAGTACACACTTGAGTACAATGGAACGTACAGAATAGCAGCTGAGGACATTTGCCACATCAAAGATCAAAACCTCTACTATGATGGAACTGGATCTCACTTATATGGTATGTCACCGCTCAAGGCTGGACTGAGAGTAATGGATGCTAATAACCAGGCACTAACTACTGGAGTAAAATATTTACAGAATCAAACTGCTAGAGGTATCCTAATGTCTGATGAGGGTGATCTAAATGAGGTACAGGCCAAACAGTTAAAGGATAAATTCCGCCAACAATACCAGGGCAGCAATAATGCTGGGGATGTAATCATCACGCCTAAGAAACTGAGCTGGGTAAACTTTGGACTAAATGCCTCTGATCTATCACTCATAGAGCAATACAACGCCACAATCAAAGATCTTTGTAATATCTATAACGTACCAGTACAGCTGCTAAACAATACAGACAGCACTACATACAACAATATGAAAGAGGCTAAAAAGGCGCTCTATCAAAATGCTGTAATACCAGAACTCAACAAAATCAGAGATGAGTTAAATAGATGGCTAGCTCCACAGTATGGTGATAAAATCTATATCGACTTTGACTATAGTGCTATTCCAGAACTCCAGGAGGAAATGGAGAAAGTAGTGGGCCAGATGAGCCAGGCCTGGTGGATCACGCCAAACGAAAAGCGTGCTGCTATGTCTTATGGTATGGATGAGGAAAACGAAAAGCTAAATGACTACTATGTGCCAGCCAACTTACTACCTATTGATGGCGAAATCATTCCAGAGATAGCTCCTAAGAGCATAAACATGGATATGGCTGAGTTATTTAAGTCAGCAGTAATTAACACTGTAGATACTTATACCACTATAGAGGAGGCCCAGGCCAGAGCTATAGAGATGGGAGGCACTGGATACCATGAGCATCTATTTAATGGCTCTACTGTATTTATGCCATTCTCTAGTCACGCTGAATATGAGGCAGCTAAAAACAATCGCCTGGATGAGTTCTATGCGGCCCAAAGGAGAGAGGCTGGTGATAATGAACCAATAGACTATAACTCAATAGAAACAAAAGAGGAAACTTACAAGGATTATCCCCAGGGCGCTACTAATAACGCTCGTAGAATGATTGAGTGGCGTGAGAAATATGGCAGAGATGAGGTGACTGCTGGGACACCCACAGGCTGGCAGAGAGCAAGCCAATTAGCAAACAGAGAGGCGCTCAGTTTGTCAACTGTCAAGAGGGTTCATAGCTTTCTAGCACGCCATGAGGATAACGCTAAGATAGATCCTAAGTATAAGGATACACCCTGGAGGGACAAAGGCTATGTAGCATACAATCTATGGGGTGGTGCTGCTATGGTATCCTGGGCAAAAAGAATAGCAGAAAATGAGGGATAATGCCATTACCAAAACCCAGAGCAAATGAGAGTCGCAGCGAGTTTATTAGCCGCTGTGTAATTAATCCAGAGATCCAGGCTGATTTTGGAACTAATGAGCAGCGTGTGGCTGTTTGTTATTCCTTATATGATCAAAAAACAATCATAAAGAAAGCCAAAGAATCCTGGAAAGGTAATTTTGATAAACTCCTAGCTAGCTCAGAGCGCAAAGAATTTGCTGGAGTTCGTAAATACTATGAGGGCCAATACAGTGAGGCTATAGCAAATTTTCTAAAGACAGGAAAAAGCAATGGTTTTGATAACCTATTTAGATCAGCAGATTTGTCTGAGATCTATCGCCAGATCTATGTGAACATAGGCCTCAAGTTCGCTAAATGGTATTCTAAGAATTTTGACAAGGTAATCTCTAAGCAAACAGATGTATCTGGATATGATGACATCTGGGCGGAACGCTTTGCTAGAGTAAGCCAGCAAATAGCAGCAGAGAGAGTAGTGCTGGTACAGGGTACAGCTAAGGCTACTCTGATTAGTATATTTAAACGCCTGTCCTCTGATCCAGAGTTTATGGCTATGGGCGAGGTAGAGGCTGGCCGCATATTACGCCAAAAGTTTGGACAGTATTCTAAGAGCCAGGCAGAGCGATTAGTAAGAACTGAGGCCACTAATGCTGCTAACTATGCAACGCTGGAAAGTGCTACTGATATGTTTGGCCAGGAAAATCTACAAAAGGAATGGATGACATCTGTAGATGGCAGAGAGCGCCCAGCTCATAGAGCAGCTGATGCTCAGATAGTAGATTTTAAAGAAAGGTTTTTAGTAGGTGGCGAGTTATTATTTCATCCAGGGGATCCAGCTGGTAGTGCTAAAAATGTGGTTAGATGTAGATGCTCTGTAGCGCCATTTCCTAAAGAGGATGCACAGGCTGCTGGAACTATAGAGGGATTTGGAGTGCGACCTCCAGGAGGATCAACTCAGAGTGTACTTAGAACGCCAAAGCCAGTTAGAGAGGCTGTGGAGGTTGTAGATGATTTTAAAGATGTTAAAACAGTTAAAGAGGCAAAAGATTTAGCTACTAAAATATTTTCTAAATCTGATATTAATATACAATCTGTAACAATTTCTAGGACTATAAGTATTGATACCTTGAATCAATATTTAAAGCAGATCAATAAACTTACAAATAAATATAATGTTAAAACTCCTGGGAATGTAAATACACCAGTAAAATTAATATTTAAATCCTCTAAAAGGATGTATGGGTTTGTAGAAAGGCGATATTTCTCTGGACCAGCAAACAAGCTGCATAGAATCAATTTTGGCGATAGAACTGATAGTGCTGAAACTAGATCTAGGAATCTAAATTATGATAAATTCAAAAAAACCTTTAAATCGCCAGTTGATCCAGAAAATAATGTAATATCTACAGTCACTCATGAGTTTGCCCATATTATATCAGATCGCAGAAATGTTATAGATGCAGAATTTTATAAAGAATTAGAGGCAATCCGTAAACAGTATTTTGAGGATATAGATAAATACTTAGATACAGGAAATGTAAAGGCTTTTAGTGAAACATATATGGGATCCTATGCCAGTACTAATTTAGATGAGTTTTTGGCAGAGTGCTTTACTGAATATGAATTAAAATCAAATCCCAGCAAATATGCTAGGTTGGTGGGTGAATTAGTAAACAAATATTTTAAAAAATGACAACAAAAGATTTGATTTGCGAAAAATGCAAACATTTTAAACCAATAACAGGAGGATGCAATGCTTTTAAGGAGGGAATACCAGAAACAATACTATTGGACAATATACATGATGCTCCACTACCAGATCAAAAAAACAATATAGTTTTTGAGGAGGGCCAGTCTGAGGAGGATAAATTTTTTAATTAATATATTTGCAATATGAATACAATCATTTATAAATCAACTCAAATAGGCGAGCTGGTAGATGCCGATGCTGCTGCTGGAGTTGTAAAAGGATATGGATCTGTTTTTGGTAATGTCGATTCTGATGGCGATGTAATCAATAAGGGAGCATACAAAAAAACTATTCAAGAGAATGGCCAGAGAGTTAAATATCTATATCAGCATGATATGGATAAGCCGCTAGGGAAAATGGTACACCTAGAGGAGGATGACAAAGGTTTAATATTCGAGGCGCAAATTCCTAAAACACAATTAGGAAAAGATGTTGTAGAGTTAATGAAAGCTGGAGTGATTACTGAGAACTCTGTAGGGATCTTACCGATCCAAAAAGAAATGGGCCATGATGGCTATCGCCATATTAACGAGGTCAAGCTGTTTGAAATATCAGCTGTGACATTAGCGGCCAATGACCAGGCAATGATTATGGATGTAAAAGGAAATGTAGATCCAGAGAAAATTGCTAACCGCTATGATAAACTAGCTCAATTAATCAGAAAGGGAGAAATCTCTGATGATCTGGGATACGCCTTAGAGGCGGAAATATTAAAGCTAAAGTCAATTTATGTAAATGTCACTCAGCCGACTGAAATAGAGGTCACTGAGCCGATCGAGGTAAAAGCAGACAATGGCGAAATTTACAACTATTTGTTTAATGTCTTAAAAAAATAATATAATGGACAACGAAATTAAAAACCAACTCGATCAGATCGGAAACATTGTTGACGAGAAAATCGAGAAAGCATTTAACCAGGCGAAAGATAACGCCAAGGGTGAAATGGAATCATCTCTAAAATCAGAGATTGATAACCTTACTACTCAGTATGTAGAAAAAAGTGATGCTCTTAACAAGAGATTAGATGAGATGGAAATGGCCGCTAAGAAAACTGCTGCTGGCGCAACTCCTAAATCATTTAAAGCTGCTATCGAGGGAGCGCTTAAAGATGGCGCAATCGATGCAATGGTAAAAGGAAATGCAAACGCTGCTCGTTTCGAGGTTAAAGCTGATATGAGCCTAGGTGCTGATGTTACAGGAGTTGTAGCTGCTGAAACTATCGTAGATCAAATCAAATACGATCCTAGCCGCTCAGTACATATCCGCTCTTTACTACCTTTAGGATCAACTGATGCACAGACTATCCGTTTCCCTAAAGAAACTGCATACTCTGATGGAGCTGCTGCTACTGCTGAGGCTGCTGCATTTGGACAGTCAGATTTCGATCTAGCTGCATCTACTGTAAATGTCGAGAAAATCGGTACTTACATGAGAATCACTGGAGAGATGCTAGATGATATTAAGCAATTAACATCATATCTATCAGCTAGAGTTCCAGAAAAAGTATTATCTGTAGAGGATAATGAAATCTTAAATGGGGATGGATCATCACCAAACTTAGATGGATTGTTTACTGATGGAACTGCATTTGCTGCTGGCGGATTCGCTTTAGCTATTGAATCAGCTAATGAGTTTGATGTATTGACTGTAGCGCTTAACCAATTAGCACTAGCTAACTACCAGGCGGATACAATTCTTTTGAATCCTACTGATCTACACAAAATGATCTTGTTGAAATCTACTGCTAATGAGTATTTGAGAAATCAAATCTTTAGCGGTTTACAGCCAACAATCAATGGAATCCCTGTGACGGTTAACACGGCCGTGACTAGCGGAAAATTTCTTGTAGGTAATTTACGCCAAGCATCTCAGCTTTGGATTCGTGAGAATCTAGCTGTAGAGTTCTCAAGAGAGGACAGCGATAATTTCCAAAAGAATTTTGTAACTGTACGAGCAATGGAGAGAGTAGCTTTAACTAACTACCTACCTAATGCGATTGTACAAGGAACTTTCTCAACTGCTAAAGCCGCTCTAGAAACTGCTTAATCACAGTTAATATAGCTCATTTAGTATGAGAATTTTATTAAAGAGGGTAGCCTTTATGGGTTACCCTTTTTTTATTGTCAATGAATTAATTTCCCCATATAT